TTATAGAATCGTTGTCGTTCGAGCCTATAAACTTTCATGAGGTTATGGCCCGGATTAGACACTTGATGTGCCTGCTATAGTCCAATATCGCTTAATAACCCACTGAATAGATGAGCGTAATACAGAGGTTGTGTTTCTTTGGGATTGTTAGGGTTTACTTGGTTCTCCCCATATTTAAGCCCGGTAGCTGTCAAGGATTTGAACTTCTTCATGCCCTTGCTGGATTGTCGTTGCAAGGTCGTTAACAACCCCTTTGCGGCCATTCTTGCGTTGAATGCCTGCGTGGATATTTTTAATCCGTTAATTCCCAGAAGTTCGGTGGCTGATAATAATTGATCCTTGGATTCCGTGTAGTCCGGAGTAGGCAAGCCCAATGGATCGAGTATCTGCTTTGCCATGAGTAATTTCGAGCTATCATTTAAGTTTAGGAACTTTGCCGCCCACGAAGCCGCCTTCATTTTGTCGGATAGCGATAACGTTTGTTCCGTTGGTTTGTGAAATACCTTCCTATACACCTCGAAAACTGGTCTTACTTTTCTCGCTATAAAGAACTCCATACATGAAACGGTAAGTTTATAGTCAATCTTATTGTTTCCTCCCCAGCTTGTTTCATCTTGCTTGCCATTTTGGGCAAGCGTCTTGTAATCAACCCCCTCAATAAATTGTTCATTTGAAGTCAATGCTCTAACGGCCTTCCCTTTTTCAGAATAGACTAATGGCCAAACTTCGTCAAGATTGATTGGAAACTCATCATCAGATTGAGCCAATTTTAAAACAGCCTTGAAATAACGTTTTATTTCATTCTCGCTACTATTCTTTGATAATATTAATTTTGATTCCATAATAACCTTATTTTAAAATTTAAATGTTGAGTGATCTCTTGATCTCTTCCGTGATCCTTTTGGTTATACGCTCTTGATTCCACTCGTGCCATTCGGTATACAAGCCTTTTCCTACGAGATAAAAGAAACAGGAGTTCTTTAGATCGGTTTCTTGCTGAGAGGTTATCTTGGCCCATTTAAGGCGGTCCTCTAAGATTGATATATCCTTCTTTAGCTCTTGGATCTTTTTGCCCTCCAATGTTATTGATGCGTTTTTAGCGATAGTCGTATGAAAGACTTTCCGGTACACCTCAAAGACAGGGCGTATTTTCCGGGCGATAAAAAATTCCATGCAGGGCACGGATAGTCGATACTCGATCTTTGGCCTTCCTCCTTTGGGGTTTTGCGGATTTTGCCGCAAAACTTGATAGTCAATATCTTGCATGAATGTTTTCTGCAAGACATCTACGGCATCCGATCTCTTGTTGTACACTAAAGGATATACCTCGTCAAGGTTCACGGGGAACTCTTGATCTGATTTTGACAGTTTGAGTACTGCCATGAAGTAGCGTCTGATTTCTACGGTGCTACTTTCTCTTGTAAGAATTGTTTGCTTCATCTGGTGTGACAGTTAGATGAATAAAAAATAGCGACCCCACATAATCCAAAAGTTGTCACACCACACATATCGCAAAGATATATGAACGGATTATGGGAGCCGCTTATGCTTCTCTCATCTTTGCTGGCCTACTCGCTTGCAGCGCCTATGTGTAATGTGACGCCGCGAACTTACGAATTTTCCCGGAAAAGCAAGCGATATTTTCATATCTTTTAAATTATGGGCCTTCCCATGAAGGCTCGGTTAATACTATTCCTCAGATCGAGTATAGGCATCCAATGGGTAACACAAATTTTATCACCATTAATATCATACCATTCATTACATTCTCTGCAATACCAACCCTGTTGTAAGTATTTAAAATAATCAGTACACCAGCAGCCAGTTATTACCAGATCTTCATCATCAGGTAACTTATCTTTTGTGCTTATCCACGGTAATTGCTTTGCCTGCCATTCGGCACCTGCTATAAATCCCTGATAATACGCAGGGAATGCACTACCGCTACTCCTGCTTTCAGCGAAGAAATGAGCCGCTTCTTCTACCGTCTGTCTCTTATCAATATCTCTTTCCATTGTTAATGCTTATTGTTTAAATATCCACATTCCGCAAGCTTACAGAGCATACCATAGGCTACATTTAAGATTGTTACATTCTCGTTGAAATAGAACGATAAATCCTCTAACACCTCAAACTTACCAAATAAATCAATTTTATCATATCTGAAAATCATTTCTGATATGTACCAATTCAATGTATAGTCATCTATCTGTTTTGGCATGAGAGCCAACATATCTTGCAAGGTAAATGTCTTGCCACTCTCATTATACTGTTTAGCATAAAAATTAACACAGACTGGTATAAACTCGATTTCATCATCTTCGCTATAATCACAACTTGGATGGGTGCTTATAAACTTCATGCTTGCACTGCTCACGTCAATACCTAATTTAATAAGGTGTTGCATTTGTTCTACTGATAATACCTGTTCATTCATAATCATTCAGTTCTATAGGATTTACCACTAAATTTCTCATCGCCATCTACCAATATATGATAACTGATATAAGGCTTGTTCTCTTTATCGTTATGCTCTTTGCGCTTAACTCTCGCTTCTTCGATTGTATCACATTTACACATGGTGTATTCGGGATAACCATCGAAGTATCTTACGACTCTATATTCTTTGCTCATATTTATTTATCTGTTAGGAATTTCTTATTCAAGTGACCTCTCTTGATGAGCCACTCTATAGCGTCAATCACATTGTCCATCAAGTTCTCCTTGTTGAAGGAGTTTGCGCAAGTATAAGTCTTGTCGCCTTCCTCATCCTCGATCTTGTCCGATGCGTACATGAGTTCAACGAAATTTCCGGATAGGTAATAAATCATTCCGTCTATATCGTCTTGGTACGATTTTGGCATCATGTCTATTAAAGCCGATAGAGACCAAGCCGGGAATGCCATATCTTGACCCACGTGCCCTTCAATCCTTCTATATTCAAATGCGACCGGACATTCGAACTCGTCAAGATACATGTCCGCCGTCTTCGGGTTCACCCCGGCCTCTAATAGCCGGGATGATTGTTCTTTATTCGTGCAAATCTGATTCATATCATCTAAAACTTGGCATTAATATTACATTTATCCCATTCTCGAACCTAAACAGGTTAGGTTCAGATGAAGGGTTCGAAACAAGAACACAAGAGGTGATATCAATAAGCTTCATGAGATTTATCATTTTAAGCACACGCCCGGATTTAAAAGGATTCCCGTGTATGTCAATGTCATATTGGGGATCTTTTATCATTTCCTCAGTCTCGCCTAAATGACCATTTCCACGACATACGGGGCATTCCTCCTCTTCTGTATAGATTATATCATCAAAACAAAACTCATAATCAACCATCCCGGTACCTGCGCAAGCATCGCACTTATACGTTTCATTTATCATCGGAACGTCATCGTACAATTCCTTCAACCAAGACAATTCTATGATCTCATGGCATTCTTTCCTTATATTCAACACAGATGATACATCTGGCTTGTCTTGATACGGATACCTAAGACCTATCAAGGATATAGGTATTGTTATAAGCGTGATAGCGTCAGTGGCACATACCATGTCCCCTTGCTTGAACGCTTGGTTTAATGCTGGTCTATACTTGTCGTTACCGACAAATAAATTGAGGATTTTTGTTTCATTTTTCATATTTACCCCTCCTGAATAATTGTGCATTCTATCTCTTCGTCCCATGTTACATCCACCGGATCGTACTCATACTCTCCATCGGACGTGCGGATCATTACCTCCGCTTCCGGGTCTTGCTCTTGTAATAGAGCGATTAGTTCTTTATTTCTCATGCTAATTTTCTCCTGTTGATTTAAGGGGGTATCCCTTGGACGGAATACCCCGGGTAAGTATTAGTTCTGCTCTGCGAGTTTCTTGAACTCCCCTAGCAACATATAGATCGTGGCGATATCGTCCTTGAAACGATCCACCGTTTCCTCGTTGATGCACCATGAGTAATTGAATACAAGGTCTGTCAATTGTTCGCACATTTCCGATGGATTGATAACCTTGTTAATGAACTCGTTGAAGGACGTGAAATCGTATTCTTTAGCCTGCATAGTTCAACTCCTCCATCTTTGAAAATCCCAATACTAGCATAAGAGAATCGAATTTGTCCACATACCACTCCGGTTGAGTTTCCTTCGGGTTGTTCTTGTTTATCTGATTCTCTCCGTATTCGAGTCCTTTCTTGGATATGGAGTTGAAATATTTGATCTTGCCTTTAGATGATTTACGTGATATACGTTCGATATATCCTAGCTCGATAGCCCTTTTGTAGAATTGATTCCGTGATACCTTGTAACCTTTCTCGTTGAGTAGATCGGTAGCCGACTTCATCACTCCTTTTGACGGCACGTAATCGGGCAATGGCAATCCAAGTGGCGTGGCTACCTTCTCCAGTAATGACAACTTGGAAACGTCATTGAGGTTCAGCATCTCACTTACGCCTTTCACCCATTCGATTCCGGCACGGACTTTTGTCGGGGTGACGGACGATGGTCTGGATTGGCTAATTGATTTGCTTTCTTTCAGTCTTTCCTCGCAAGCGATGAAGTAACGGCGGGCTTGCTTCCCTTTCTCGCTTCTTTGGATCATTGATACTTCTTTCGCCATGCTTAATGTCATTGCGTAATCTTGAAGTTCTTGATTCGCAAGGGTGTTAAATACTTTACACCCTACATAGTCCTTGTTTTCGTCGAAACCGTACTGTAGTTGCCGATCAAACCAAGACTGGAATCTTTCTGTACAACCTAAAAAGTCGTACAAAGCTCTTGCGCTAACGGCTTTCTTGCCATTACTCTCATTAATGGGGATTAACGCCCCTACGTTTGTTGTAATTTCTGCCATTTTTGAAGTTCTTTAGGCATTACAGGAAAGTTTTGTGCTGCATCCCTATTTAGCAGGGCAAGCGAAAAGCGGTTGCTTCCGACCCGTTGAACTTCACCACATAGGCAGTGGGCGCATTAACGCTCCACACGGGAGAAACAACCGCTATATCATATAGATGCAACGATCTTACAAGCATAAAAAATGCCCGCTATATATGGCAGGCTTCCGCTTGCCTATGTGTATGAAGTTCGCTGCAAATGTACCACTTCTTTCCAAAACGCCAAATAAAATCCTTGAAAAATTATCCCGCCCTGTCAAAAGCCTTCTCAAAGACCTCCGGCCTAAGTATAGCGTTCGTTATCGCCGTGAACGCCTTCACGATCCCGGGCTGCTCATTTAAGTTTATTCTCACGTCCTTCCCCGTGACCTCACTTGATAACCGATCGCTCAGGTACTCCACCTTGTCCAGTGCCAGATAGGAAAGGGGATTGTACGCCAACGGGACGATCCCCCGCATCCTGTCGCCGAAATCGCTTATCGTGATCCTAGACATCTGCGCCAGCATGTTTATCGTGGATGACAGGGATGCGATCCGGTTAGATGAGCCCGATACCCCGTGATCCAGCAATATCTGGCTGATCGTGTAATAATACCTCTCAATATGAGGCTGTACGTCCTCCTCCATGCTTTGCGTTATCTCGGCGAACGCCTCCTTATTGGCCTTGGCTATCCGGAAGATGTTCGTGTTATAAGCGTCTATCTCTTTTTCGATAGCGTTGGCCGTCCGTTTGGCGTTATGCCTGTAGTGCTCGCTATTCCTAATGGCCTCCATGAGCGATACCGTGTAGTTATACGCTTGGTCGTTAACGAAAAGTACCATGTATGTTAGCGAGGTGACAAGGCCGTTCGTGTCCTTGTCGATCTCTTCCCAATCGTTGTATTGTCTCATTCTTTCATCCTCCGGATTATATAATCAACAACGTCCTTTACGGTAAGGCATCGTCCGGGATCATCATCAGGGATCGATATGCCAAACTCTTTCTCTAATTCCATTAATAACTCTATCTCGTCAAGACTGTCCATCCATAGATCATCCTCCAGCTTGGATTCCATCGTAAGTGGCTGACCTTTGTGATAACGTTTACTCTCAATGATCTCAAATACTTTGTTCTTTATAGTTTCTTTTTCCATTTTCATGATCGTTTTATTTATAATTGAAACATTGATGTCTGTATTATCTTTTTACCACTAGGTAATATGATTTCACCTAGGCATTCTTCCTTAAACCTTTTATCTTGGGCATTGAAATATTCCTTGTCTATCTCGGTTGCGTAAAAATCAAAACCCATTTTATAGGCGGCTATACGGCTGCTTCCGCTCCCCAAATGAGAGTCATAAATTTTGTCACCGGGATTGGCGTAATTTTTCAAAATCCATAAATACAATGAGAGCGGTTTTTGGTGTGGATGTATCTTTCTCTTTCCGGTCTCATGTCCCATCCTATATCCATCCCACGGAATGGAGACAAGATTGCATGGGATTTTTTTTGACACGTAGGCTATCTCACATTTCGAGTATTTAAACACATCGTTATTGTTGCTCATCTTATCCCAAACAATCAAATAGTTGGTATTTCCTAGATATTGGGTGTAATAATTATATCCCCATATGATCTGATCCTTGCTAATTCTTTTTAACTCATCGAAGTATGACGCATCCTTGATGGGGCTATTCTTATAGGATGTATCCTTGAATTTATACCCATTATTCCTTTTCTTCCAGTCCTCTCCTATACCATACGGTGGATCAACGATAGCTAGATCAAAGAATTTATCAGGAATGTTTCTCATATAGTCCATACAATCCTCGTTGTAAACTTCGCTTATAGCCATAATATTTGATTTTTATTTACTCTCATCATAGAGAATACGGTATTCAACTATGATAAATGATTAAACCTTATTTGTTTTAGCGAACACCACGCTCTCATGATCCGGCCTCAGATGGGCCATGCAAGCCTTGCTGTATTCGCAGAATCTCGCTCCCTCGTCCCGGAAGACGCATCCCCTGCACGGGATCTTGTTCTGGCCGTTATAGTACGGCCTGTACTTTTCCACGATAATTTTCATGTCTCCTACCAACACGATCAAACCGGTAGGGGTGTTTCTCAATCTCTCTGTTATTTCCATGTTATCTTCTTCTGCTTTCTCCGTTTAGGATTATCACGTTAAAACTCTTGAACCTGTCCACCAGTCTAGTTCCGAACCGATTCTTGAAATCCGTGACGGACAGGTTGGAAGTGATATGATACTTCTTCTGATGGGACTGGTATATCTCGTACCTCGCGTATAGGAACTCGTCTATTACGCTGTTAAGGCTGGTGCCGTAGCTTTTCTGGTTCTCCGTCTCAAGACCGATATCGTTAAGGCAGATATCGAACGGGTTCCCTTCTATGCTCCCTTTCCCGGCCTCCTCGTTGTACGTGAACCTGTCTATGTGACCATGGATCTTGTAATAGTTCATCATCTGGGTCACGGATAGGTTCACGAAGCGTTTGGGGTTATCCGTCAATTTCAGGTAATCGGCGAATATCTGCATCATGAGCGTTTTGCCCGTTCCCGGATCTCCCACGATAAGGAGGTTCTTGTGCAGCTTATAGTTCTCCTCCGGGAATACGGATTCGGCCAACGGGCAATCGTTGAAATAATACAACAGGAATCTCAAAACCTTGTCATTCCCCCTGTCTGTCTCGAATTGCCGCCTCTCGATCCCTAGGTAATTACAACCTAGCGCCTTTATCATCCGGGCGTGGCTGATGTACTCCGTATCGTCCGAGAGATCGTACCTAGAAACGTTCTGTATAGTCCTTGCGTGCTTCTTCACTAGGTTGAACACCTGTTTTTGCTGGAGCCTCTCTTTTTCCGTAGGCCCCCGCATGGCTTGTATAGCCTCCGAAAGTTTCTTTTCTTGTTCCTCCATTATGTCTTTGATTATAAGCCCTTAGTCCTGTTCCCTGCCACCAATAGGTGAATCGTCTCTTAACGTCATCTATCGTTTTTAGCGTATCGCCCTCCCCGGTGGATACCATCCAAGCGAGGAAGTTATCCAGCTCGCCGGGAATGAGGTCGTTGAAAGCGACGCTCAATCCCGATATCTGGCAAGCGTATCTGCGCCATTCCTCGTCCCCCAATAACTCATTCTTGAAATTCTCGAAAAGCGTCTCACGCGTATTAAGACTCTCTCTATTTTTATTTCCTTTTCTTTCCTTTATAGGGTTTGTGCTTACATTAATGTCATTATTGCTTACATTAACCTTATTATTGTCCACATTAACTAGTAGGTAAGGATAATTAGATGAATCTTTTCTTCTTTTTATAGCCTTGAAATATCGCTCCTGAATACCTTTGCTAGTTAGAACACTTACCGTGCTAAACAGAGTCTGTTCAAAGAATCCCCACCTAACCAAGCGTGTTACTATCTGCTCCAGTAATTCTAAGCTAATGCCGGGTAAACCTCTAAGCAGTGACATCTTTAACGCATCATTCCACAATATGAAATACCCATTTCGGTATATCGCACAAAGCAGCTTTATAGCGGTGATCTCACCCTTAATGCCAAATTCACCCGATATTGAGCCTATTTTTTCATCAGAAAAGAAATCAACATCGAAAGGGAAATAGTCTAGCCCTTCTTTATTTGGTCGTGCCATGTTTATTTCTCCATAATTTAAATTCTTCCATTGTCATATTGCTTTTCTGTAAATTACATTTCTCACATAATACTTGAAGATTGTCCAAAACTGTAAAGCCTCCTCTTGATACAGGAATAATATGATCTATGCAGAGTTTTTCAGAACATCCACAAACAGCACAATATCTACCGTCTCTTTCAAATACTTTTCTTTTTATACTGTCATTTAGTTTCATGGCCTCTTCACGAATTGCCTCTCTCATTCTTGAGCTTATTCCATGATTCTCTGCAAAAAGATATATTGCTCTGCCACCGATTGGAATGCGCTTTACTATTGTTCCATCAAGTGCATAAATGATAGCATGCTTAATTTTGAATTTTCGAAGTTTATCGCAAGAAGGCATCATTTCATTAATTATATCCCCATCTTCAGAATAAAAGGATACTATCCGTTTCCCTTTAATAGTCTTATTTAACATAGATAGCTCCTTGGGGGTAAGCTTGCTTAGTCCTCTTTTCATACAGTTATCTAAATGATTATTATAAAATAGAGAGGATTTATTATCCTCTCCCATATGTTATTTCTCTACCTCCGATACATTCGATCGTGTCGGTTGCCTCAAATCGTGCCGATTGTATTAGATCAAGCCACGCTTCGCACTCCGAGAATGTCCGGGCTGCTTCCCACATTTCATTAGAAAAAAACTTACGAGAGAGCATTATGAAACCCTTATCCATATACTAAAAATCAAAATC